GATGCCCCCATAGTTGATCATGCCAAGATACTACAAGATTCTTTTTGCTATTGGTCTTTCGGGGAGGGTCATATACCAAAGAGAAAGTTACTTTCGGTTTGCGACATGTTTGACACCAAAGAACACTACTGTATGCTGCTTCTTCATTTGCACAGGATTATTCCATATGCAAATGCGAGCACAAAGGAGAAAGTCTTATGCATGATGAGTCGTGTGAGACAGAAAATAAGCCGATACTGATTATCCCAGCCGCAGGCAAGTCTTCCAGGTATCCCAATATGAAACCAAAGTGGATGCTCACACATCCATCAGGTGCCCTGATGATAGAGAAAGTTGTTGGTGGTATTGACACCGACGCTTATGCTGATGTGTATATTGTTGTCTTGCAAGAACACTGCGATAAGCACGAAGCGGATGTAGTGCTCAAACAAGCATTTCCTTCAACAAAGTTCAAAGTAGTTGTTCTCCAATCACCTACTGCATCCAGTCCAGAGACCGTATATCGTTGCATACAATCAGCCAAGTTGAATGGTTGGATAGTGGTCAAAGATTGCGACTGCCTTGTTTCGTATGACATTCCTAAAGACATCAAACGATTTGTCGTGGGAACTACTGTCAAAAACCAGACAGTTAGGAACTTGGCACAGAAGTCGTTTATAGTTGACGACGAGAATCGAGTCATAAAAGAAGTTATTGAAAAAAGAGTGGTGTCCGATCGGATTTGTGTCGGTGTGTATGCGATGCACACGGAAGATCTTGTCCGCTCCTATAACAAACTGTCCGTGTTCATGTCCGATGAATTATACTTCAGTCACATTGTTTCGGACATGATTGATGGAGAATCACGATCTTTCCTTTCGGTTGACGCAAAACAGTATGAAGATTGGGGGACTAAGGAGGACTGGTTTTCGGCATCCAATCTCAAAAACACATACTTCCTGGACATTGATGGGGTTCTCTTGAAGAATACTGGCAAGTATGGATCCAAAAATTGGTACAATACGATTGAGCCAATAGACGAGAATGTTTCTGTGATCAAAAAATTGTCAGACGATGGTCATGAAATCATTTTTGTCACTTCAAGGGATGCCGATGCTTTACCCTCTGTGGAGAAATTCTTGAAAACAAAAGGCATCAAATACAAAACCATCGTGCCGGAGTGTTTTCACTCCAAGAGAATTATAGTCAATGACTTTGCAAACACAAATCCATTTCCTAGTTGTATTGCAATTAACATACCAAGAAACGGCAGTATTGATCCCTACATACAATAGCCGTTGAGAAAATCGCGACCTTCTTGGTTATACAAAAGCCTTGACTTCCCCGCATTTTGTGATACACTCCCCCCAATGACCGACAAGATTGAACTCGTCATCCTGCGCAGCCTGCTGCACCGGCAAGGCTACACCCGTCGTGTCCTCCCGTTCCTCAAGGACGAGTATTTCCACGACAACTGCGAGAAGCGTCTCTTCAAGACCATCTCAGAGTTCATCGTCAAGTACGCGAACGCCCCCACCCGCGAGGCTCTGAACATCATCCTGAGCCAGCAGGAGGGTCTGTCGCAGGGGGAGTTTGACGAGTGCCTGCGTCTGGTGGACGGGCTGAACCCCGAGGAGGAGCCAGAGGAGCAGTGGCTCGTAGACCAGACCGAGAAGTTCTGCAAGGACAAGGCGGTCTACAACGCCCTGATGGAGTCCATTGAGTTGCTGGACGAGAAGCGGGCGAAGGGTCGGTCCAAGAACGCCATCCCCGAGATCCTCACCTCCGCTCTCAGCGTGTCCTTTGACCAGCACATCGGTCACGACTTCATTGAGGATGCCGAGCAGAGATACGAGTTCTACCACCGCATTGAAAAGAAGACCTCGTTTGACCTTGACTACTTCAACCGGATCACCAACGGCGGTGTCCCCGACAAGACCCTGAATGTGGTCCTCGCGGGCACGGGCGTGGGCAAGTCCCTGTTCATGTGCCACCATGCCGCGAACTGCCTGACCCAGAACAAGAATGTCCTCTACATCACCTGCGAGATGGCGGAGGAACGGATCGCCGAACGCATTGATGCCAACCTGATGGATGTCACCCTTGATGACCTGAAGCAGTTGCCCATAGACATCTACGGCAAGAAACTCTCCAAGTTGACCAAGAACATCACCGGCAAGTTGATCATCAAGGAGTACCCGACCGCTTCCGCCAGCGTGAACCACTTCCGTCACCTGATGGACGAGTTGCGGCTCAAGAAGAACTTCAAGCCCGATGTCGTGTTCATTGACTACCTGAACATCTGTGCCTCGTCTCGTTTCAAGCCGGGAGCCAATGTGAACTCGTATACCTACATCAAGGCGATCGCGGAGGAATTGCGAGGCATGGCGGTGGAGATGGGAGTCCCCATCTTCACGGCGACCCAGACCAACCGCTCCGGCTTCGGGAACAGCGATGTGGAACTGACCGACACCTCCGAGTCCTTCGGTCTGCCAGCCACAGCGGACTTCATGTTCGCCATCATCGCCACCGAGCAACTGGACGAGTTGGGGCAGGTCATGGTCAAGCAACTCAAGAACCGCTACAACGACACGGCCACCCACCGCAAGTTCGTCATCGGCATTGACCGGTCCAAGATGAAACTCTTTGATGTGGAGGAGAACATGCAGCAACTAGTGGCGGCACACAACCCGCTGGCAGAGGACGAGGACGAGGATAACCCCCCCGCACGCAGGGGCGCGTACGCACGCCCGCGGGCAGGCGGGCACGCGCGGGCGCACGAAGCCGACCGAAAATTCACCGACTGGACTTGAGGAGAAATATCATTATGAAATGTATGGTTACCGGCGGGGCAGGATTCATTGGTTCGCATCTGGTTCGTAAATTGCTTGACGAGGGCAATCATGTCGTGTGTGTGGACAACGAGAGTTCCGAGGGACACGAAACCTTCCGCTGGGATGATCGTGCCGACAACATAAAGTCAGACATCTGCGATTTGACGAGGGAAAACTTTGAGAATGTGGATGTCGTGTTCCACCTCGCTGCCGAGGTCAGCATCCAGCGGGCGATTGAGAACCCAGACAGGACATTTCGGACCAATGTCATGGGAACCTATAATGTCCTCAAGAACGCTTCGGATGCAGGTGTCAAGAGACTGGTATTCTCGTCAACATCGGCTATCTATGGAAGCGGCGGAATGCACTATGGCTTCTCGTTCACAGAGGATACCCCCACGAACTGCATGAACATCTACGCTACCACGAAACTCATGGGCGAGCAACTCTGCGACCACTTTGAGAAGTTCACGAAGATGGGAGTGGTTACCCTCCGCTACTTCAATGTGTTTGGGGAAGGGCAGGCCAACAAGGGAACCTATTCGCCGGTGGTGGCGGTTTTCCAAAGACAATTGTCAGAGGGACAGCCCCTGACGGTAGTAGGTGATGGCTCACAGGTCAGGGACTACATCCATGTATCGGATGTCGTGATGGCGAACATGATGGTGTCAGACCTAAACCGAGGGTTCATAAAGGGGAGCAGGTACAACATCGGTTCCGGAAAGACATTCTCGGTGCTTGAAATCGCCCGTCGGGTCGGGGGAACCAAGGCGACCTTCCGGTTCCTTCCCGCCCGTATCGGAGAAGCCACCTTCACCTGTGCGGATTGCAGCAAGGCAACCAGAGACTTCGGGTGGAGACCCTCGGGGGGTCTGGAAAGGTGGATTGCTCGGGCAGACTGATATAAACGCACGCCTAGCATCTGGGTATGCAAACCGACTTATAAACGGTCTTAGCGGCAGATTACCGCGAGAGGTGGGTTCGATTCCCACGGCGTGTATTCCTAAATACGAGGCATGCTATCCTTCAACCAATACAATGCCTCCGACCTCAATGAAGAGGTGGTCCGAAACAAGCACCTAGACCACCTTGAGGACATGATGCTGCTCTACGGGGAGCAGGGGCTGAAGGACAGCATTGCCTTCCTGAAGGACATCGCGGTCAGCCTGAAGTTGGGCAAGTCCCCCGAACTGAAGTTCTCGACCAAGTGGGACGGCAAGCCCGCCGTGGTCTGCGGCATCAATCCCGACAACAAGAAGTTTTTCGTGGCGACCAAGAGTGCCTTCAGCAAGGTGGTCAAGGCGTACCACACCCCCAAGGAGGTCAAGGATGCCATCCCCATCGCCGACCTCGCCGACAAGTTGATCCAGTGCCTCAAGCACCTCCCCAAGATCGGCATCAAGGGTGTCCTACAGGGCGACCTCATGTTCGGGGAGGGGGCCAAGAAGATGGTCACCCTGAACGGGGTGGAACACATCGCCTTCCAGCCCAATACCATCATGTATGCCATCCCCGCCAAGAGCGAGATGGGGCAGCGGATCGCCAACGCCAAGTTGGGCATCGCGTTCCACACCGAGTACGGTGGGAACAGCATGGAGAGCCTCTCCGCCAAGACCTTCAACTTTGACTCCAGCAAGTTGAAGAAGACCGCCGATGTCTGGTTCACCGACCCCAACATCTACGACATCACCCCCGCCCTGCTCCAGCCGGGCGAGTACGACAACCTGTCCAAGATGATCGGGGAATGCGAAGCCCTGTCCAAGAAGGTGCTGCCGTTCCTCAAGACCCTCAAGGCGAACGCCGACCTGATGGAGATCCTGATGCCCTACATCAATTCCACCATCGGAGGGGGCATGACGAACTACACCCCCAACGGGCTGAACCTCTATGTGACCACCCGCATGGACAAGGAAATAGAGAAACTGAAGAGCGAGAAGGGCAAGCAGAGCAGGGAGGCACAGAAGCAGAAACTTCTGGACTTCGTCAAGACCTACTCCTCCCAGTTCGGGGACATGTTCACCCTCCACAACCGGCTGGCGAACTGCAAGGAGATCCTCCTGAACAAGTTCAACGCCATCGGGGCGTTCGGTCACTTCTTCGTGGATGACGAGGGTATCCGTCCGACCGACCCCGAGGGCATCGTGGTTTCCCGCAGCGGCAGGGTCGTGAAGTTGGTCAATCGCCTGCGTTTCAGCCGCCAGAACAGGAAGGTAAACCAATGATTGAAGGTTTCGCACGCCATCAGGAAACGCTCTCCGAGGCCAAGAAGGAGAATGTGGTCTTTGCCTTCGGACGCTTGAACCCACCGACCACCGGTCACGGCGTGCTGATAGACAAGATCATGTCCGAGGCCAGCAAGAGGAACGCGGACCACTATGTCTTCGTCAGCAAGTCGCAGGATGCCAAGAAGAACCCCCTGACGCACGCCCAGAAGGTGATGTACCTCAAGCAGTTCTTTCCCAAGGGCAAGTTCCCCCTGAACCAAGCCAGAGACCCCTATGATGCCGTCCTGTGGCTCTGTGCCAAGGGCTACAAGAACATCACCATGGTCTGCGGCAGCGACCGAGTTGACCAATTCAAGGGCATCGCGGGATACAAGGGCAAGGTCGCCCAGAAGGATCCCAAGCAGCGGACCTACTCGTTTGAGACCTTCAATGTGGTCGTGGCGGGCGAGGCACGCGACGACGAGGCACAGGGGGTGGCTGGCATGTCCGCCTCCAAGATGCGTGCTGCGGCGTTTGAGAGCGACTACAATGCGTTCAAGAAGGGCGTTCCCGGCGGCAACGAGGCTCTCAAGAAGGCACTCTACAAGGATGTCCGGAAGGGTATGGGTCTGTCCGAGCAATACATCCCCGAGGCCAACGGCAAGGACAGCGACAAGGTCACCATCCTCGCACTCACCTCGTCCGAGAAGGACTTGAGCGACAGCGTGGAGAAGATGGAGAAGATCTGCAAGAAGCGTGGCATTGAGTTCTACGCCGTCAAGACCAGCAAGGCTCAGGTTCAGATTGATAATGTCGTATCTAAGAAGATCGTCATCAAGAACTACGACGGCGAGGGCAAGGACGCGACCATCGTCCCCAGCGACACCGTCTGCATCGTGCGCGGGGGTGTGATGAACACCCAGACGGGCGTGGCGGTGCTGGACATCCTACAGAACAACGGCGTGTTCATGGTCAACGAGAAGGGTGGCATGGAACTCTGTGCCAACAAGTTGCAGACCGCCATCGCCCTGAAGAAGCACGGGTTGCCCCACCCCCGCACCGCGTTCGTGGTGAACGAGGCGAACATTGAGACCGCGGTCAAGGAGATCGGCGGCAAGTTCCCCGTCATCGCCAAGACCCTCACCGGTGCAGAGGGCATCGGCGTGTCCAAGATCGAGAGCATGGAGAGCCTGAAGTCCGTCCTACAGACCCTGTGGAAGTTCGGGGCCGAGGTCATCATTCAGGAGTTCCTGCCCGACTTCAAGAACGATGTCCGCAGCATCGTCCTCAACGGCAAGATCTTCGCCTGTGCCAAGCGGGATAAGGCACCGAAGGACTTCCGCACGAACATCGCACGCGGGTCCAAGGGCGGCTCGCACCAGTTGAGCGAGGAGGAAGTGAAACTGGTTGAGCAGGCGGCACGGGTCAGCAAGTGCTACTATGTCGGCATTGACCATGTGATCAACGAAGGCAAGCCCTACATCATTGAGATGAACGCCAGCCCCGGCAGCGGCAACATCTACTACCGCTACTACGACGAGGGCAAGGGCAAGGACAATGTGAAGGGCGAGGAGTTGATCGAGGACTTCCTTGACTACATCCTCAACAAGGCACACTGGAAACTCTTCTCCAACCTCGCCGTCCGCGAGCCGGTCAAGATTGACGGCGTTGAATACACCGCCAAGGTGGACACCGGCAACAGCGGCTACAACATGATTCATGGTGACAAGATCAAGGACAACGGAGACCACACCGTGTCCTTCACCCTGCCGAACGGCAAGCGTATCACGAAGAAGATCGTCAGCCGCATCACGGTCAAGAGTGGCATCGGCGAGAAGACCCGTATGGTCGTGCTGATGGACATTGAGTTCCACGGCAAGAAATTCACCAACATCAAGTTCAGCATCGGCGACCGCAGCCACATGAGCACGAAGGTTCTGCTCGGTCTCCAGTTCTTGAGCAAGACCGGCTTCATCGTTGATCCCGCAGAGGCCATCTATCCGCAGCCCGACAGCAACGCCAAGCGGCGCGGTGACGAAGAGGAGGAAGAGGAACTCAACGAGGACATGCCCACCAGCACCGCAGTCAAGGCACTCAAGGATGTCGTGGTCAGCCCATTCGCGGTCACCAAGATCGCGACCCTCGCCAAGAAGCGAAAGGACATGTCGGAAGCGGAGTTCAAGCGTGAGGCAGAGAAGGTCAGGAACGAGATTCTCATGAATGTCTAC